GTAGGTTCTAGATCAGTATCTTCATAGGTGGGCGTGATGTCTACCTTGCGATAGATGCCTTTTTCAATACCAGCTACAACCTTGTGGATTGAGACGTATTTCTCAATAGCCACGCCCATACAGTCATCAATGCTTGTCCCATTAGGGTCAAACAAGAAGTTCTTAGGATTGATAGGCATGATCTTGACAGAAATTCTGTCTCTTTCCATCACACCAATAGCGGCTTGACCCATCTGATTAGGGATAGGCTGAGTTGATGGGATGTACTCTTTCTCAGTCTTGACAATGATCTCGCCAATGCCAGTACCATAGATTTCAGCCATCAATTCGATCTGGTCGATAGATTTCCTGATCTTGTCTTTCTTGAAATCTTCCATCAACTGATTCTTAATCATCTCAACATCTATAGGGTTTCCACCTATATCTTGGATATTGTCTTCAATGTCAAAGAAGTCACCTTGACCAAAGATAGCTTCCATGATCTCAGCATGACGAGTCTCTACTGCTTGTTGGGTTGCAGGGGTAACGATACGGCTACGCTCAGACTCACGGGTCTTGTCTTCAGAAGCCCATTGACCTCGGAAGATACGCTCGTACTCTAGCCAATCAGGAAGAAAGTTTGTATCTCTGTAGTCACGCCACTTGGTGCAATGGTCAGTAACAAAGGCAGTTAATTCTTTGTCAGCCTCAGTAGGCTCATAAAACTCGTTTTGTTCTAATTTGACTTGTTTATCTGTTGCCATGTTATTACCTTATAGATGAACCGATTGTATTTCCAAAGGGGTCAGAGTATGTTGGGGGTGTTTCAGGAACTGGCATCCGCAAGTCTTGAGGTGTTGCAAATGGGCTAAGACCTTGCTGAATACGACCTAAAGCAAATTGTTGTGCCTTTTGGTAAATCTCAGGTGTTGGCTCTCCACCCATACGCAACAATTCAATCTCTTGAGCTGACAATGTTGGGACAACCAAAGGATGCTCTATTGTTTGACCATTCATCTCAAATGAAGATGACAACTCTGTCATTGGCTCACCTTCAGATGTAGGGATAACGCCCATGTAGCCGCGAGCTTTTATTTGAGGCTGGTCATATACAGAGTTTGAATGTCTCAAGCCAAATGGCGCAAGTGGGTTTGATTCAGACGAGCCAAGAAAGTCAGGAAACAATCCCTTAACTATTCCTTGACCTGAATTACCCATTGTTGCCATTTATATCCCCGAAATAATATCTAGAGGCTCCCACTCATCTTCTTGGTCATCTTGGAAGTATGAGGTAACAGCCAGTTGGTCAATGTAGGAAAGAGCATCAGGCAAGTCATCGTGAACACCTTGGGCGGGGAACATCAAGAGTTGATCTTTGAATTCATCCCAATCTTCCTCAGAGTTCAGCACAATACGCCCATGCTCAAATCGCCCTTGGAGACTCCAGATAATTCTGTCAGCCTTTTTCCTGTTGCCATGCGTCAAGTCAACTATATGGGAATATACATTATTTTTCCTCATTAAGTCACTCAAATACGGCAAAACAGCGTTTTTTAACGCACCTCGCTCAATTCCAACACTCAAAGGTCGGTATTCCCGCATCTTCAGCAGAATCGTAGCCGCAGTCTCACGAATGTCCCAACGCCCATAAGCAATCTCTTTGACAAACCATTTGCCCTCATCAGTAACCTTGACAACAGCAATAGCAGTCTGGTCTAGCCGTTTCTTAGAGTTAGCCGCTTGTTTGGCTACTTCCTCAAATCCAGCTAAGTCAACAGCTACAAAGTAAGAACCATACTCAGGTTCTTCTCCGTACTTAATCCATTCTTCTTTGAATACATCAGAGCCAGCATTGTCAAAAGATGCCATATACTCTTGCTTAAAGGCGAATGAACTTAGGGTCTTCTTCGCACTCTCGATTTCACTAGGGTCGATCAAGGGGTTGTCTTTGGTGGTGAAATGCCAACTTTTCCAGTCTGGGTCTTCTTCCGACTGCCCTAAGTTATACAGGTCGTATAACCAATTTCGTCCCTTTGGTGTCGATATGAACAGGGCTTTACCCTTCTTGTCTGACAAACTTGCCCTAATTACCTGTTCCCAAGTCTCAGGCTTAATGTCAGCTACCTCATCCAGTACCGCATAGGTCAGACTGATACCCCGCAAGGTATCAGGTCTGTCACTCCCCCGAACATATATCTTTGCGCCGTTAATAAGAGTCACTTCCATGTTGTTGACATGGCTGCTTTGGATAATCTCTCGACCAACGTCCAGCAGTACATCCCACACAATCTGTCTAGCCTGACCCTGAGTAGGGGCGACATAAAGAACTGCAGACCCTGCAGGGCAACTCAACCCCTCAATCAGCAACGTAGTCACCGCTAACCTTGACTTACCGCACCGCCGACCCGCAACGACAACCTTGAACCTTGTCTTATCGGCATAGACCTCCTGCTGCCAAGGCAGTAGCGCAAAGTTCAGATCAGCCATTCTTAGCCTCTATGTCTTCTATGTCTTTTGGTTCTTCTTCAATTGTCGTTGCCACTGGTGCGCCTATGCCAGTTATGTTTATCGTGACTGCACTCCTTTGGCTCTTATCCTTCTCAAACATGGATACGGGGAGTGTGCGGTCTACACACATTTTTATTGCAGCCATTTGAGCAGGGTGGTTGTCATTCAACGCTATGCTAATCATCTTCTCGACAACATCCTTACCACTCGACCTGATAAGCATATCCTTCAGGTCTTTGATTCTTTGGTTGTCAGTCTTGGGTAGGGCGAGATCAGGATTCCTTGCGTACTCCTGTATCTGGCGCTTTAACTTGAATGTACCCTTGGGTCTGCCAGCCTTCTTCTTTTCAGGCTGCTCAACTTGAATGTCGTCAATCTGCTCTATGTTCACGATTGTCCTTGTCTTTGTGGGCGTGATAGGGAGGGACTATAGCAAATTGGGAGTTGATAGTCTTCTTTTTTTTCAGATGGGGGAGTGGTGGGTTGGCTTTTTTTCTATTTTCACTTTTTCAGGGGGTCGGATGCTCCCACAATTATCACAGGCAGACCGACCCCCCTCCCCCCCATCAAAATGATAAGAGAGTTATCCACAGGCAACTGTGGATTCTGTGGATAACTTCTGTAAGTTGTTGATTTTGTTAGATATTTTCTAATTGCTTACAGAATACTTACAAAATCGGTTTAACACAATATCCATTATGTTAACTTTAAATATCTGAAAGTGTTACACGCATCTGCAAACTGTGACAGAAAATGAAACCAGATTGGCAAATTGTGGATAACTTGCCCTCCGATCTGTGGATAACCTGTGGATAACTTTTATATTTCGCATTCTGAAAAGGATTTCTGGGCGGCTGCTGGAGAGGGAGAGAGGCGGGTGGTGCTTTATTTGGGGAGCATTGTCGTGGTAATGCAGTTTGGATTACATTCTAAATGTAAATGAGAATCACTCTCATTCGCATTCAATAATTAGTTACCAAAGCCACGCTAAAGATCGTCATGGCAATACCTCTAGGAAGCCTTAAAACAAGGCTTAAAGCAGTTTTACTGGTTATCCTTATCTACCACTAAGAAATCCCTAAGATCGGCTTTAGGGCGGTATCCTAGTTCCCACAAGATTGCGTAGCAATCCAAGACATTCTTAAACCCAACGCTAATGTTTCCCTTGCCAGCACAGAGCAAGATTGTCCTGTCAGCTTCAGTTAGCTTGCGCCTGAACTGGACTGTGGTTGTAGTTGGGGGTCTAGCCACGATTCAAAGGCTTATATTTAGGTACATAGTCAGAACCACCTTCAAACGCATGAAGATCGTCTTCCATGTCATCAAACCCTGAACCTTTACCAAACCCTTCTTTGGGCGTGAACTTAGTAATCCTAGCCGTTGGCACAAGTGCCTTCAGCTTAATGATCTCTTGAACCTGTGGCTCTTGCAGGAATACCTCAAGTTCTTCCAAAGTCCAGATGTTGCCGTTGTTAATGTCTTTGCGGTGGGTCTGAAGTTCAACCGCCTCGTTCTCAGTCCTAACCACTACCATCGGTACACCTCGGACTGACTTCCACTCAAGGAACTGGATGGGAGGGTTGGGTTCAATCTCATTTTCTTCAGCCCAAGTCTCCAACGCATCGAAACCTTTGCACATCCCGTTAACTGCTTTATGCAGCTTGTCGAGGTCACCCATATCCAAGGCATCCCAAACTCTACCCATCTGCAACCAAAACTTAGTCCTAAACTCAATGTCAACTAAAGTAATCAATCGATCAACTCCCCATTTCTCGTAGTGTTGATCTTTTTTTCTCTCCAGTTCAACCAGCACAGCATTAGATTGAATCTCCCACTGAGTAGCCTGACGCACTGGCTTAATGACTTCAGGAACATCTCTTCTTGACCTTGATCTAACCATTTTCATAATTCCTTAAAAAAAAGACAAAGAGACAAAGGGACAGGAGACAAACCCCTTGTTTATAGACAAGGGGTGGTTTGTCCCCATCTCCTCAAGGGGACATTTGGGACATTTGTCCCCGTTTGTCCCCTTTGTCACTGTATATCCATACATATCAGAAAGACTCAGAACTGGACTTCAACCACACCCAACCAGAGCCTATGACAACCTTATTCACGGCTACAAGTCTCTCCCTTGCTCGTAGCCATGCTTTCTTAAAGGCGGCTTTATCATCCTCAGTACAGCCTTTCATACCCCAAAACTCTGCTCTCCAATCGTCCAAAGCCACTCCATACCTACTAGTACCATCTACTTCACGATATGAGCCTTTAGCTTTAATTACTTTCATTAGCGAATCCATCTCAATCTTCTGATTTCCACCGCTTCCAGAGTTATTTTTGTTGCCTTTTAAGTTGCTACTGGCGATCTCAGGGTTGTGCCTAACGGCTAAAGAGGTGATAGTTTCAAACCCCAAGGCTGACTCTCCCACCTCAACATTCACCACTTCTATGCCTACCGCTATGGAGTCTGCACCATCTTTCTGCTTGGTCACAGTCAAGATGGCATTGCCAATGACTGACGGGTCTGCTGAGTTGATAACGCTATCCTGTCTTTGTATCTCAAGTTCAGTGTCTACAGCACCTAACAGGCTGGAGTGTCCTCGCAGTCCCTTGGTTATGTCTTTACCTGAGTGGTGAATCAGTAGCATGGCGCACAGGTAGATTGCTTGTATCTTGCCAGCTTGGGTGATGAAACCACCCATATCTTCTGATGAGTTCTCGTTAAAGCCGCCGCCTGACATTCTCATTAGCGTGTCTAAGATGATGAGTTCTAGGGGTTCATCTATTTGGGCTATGAGTTCGTTAATGGCAGCAATCAGTGCATCAAAGTCTTCTTGGCTTGATCTGATGTTGATTTGCGCTCTGATGACATACAAGTTAGCGCCATCTGGACTGTTGTTCTGTATCTTGCAAGCCTTCACCCTTGCGCCCATACCGCCATGACCTTCACCAGCTATGTACAGGACTGCTCCTTTCTTAGGTACTCTGTAACCCATCCAATCCCGTCCTGTTGCTACTGCTTCAGCAATATCCAAGGCTATGAACGACTTAAATGATGCTGGAGGTGCGTACAAGGCTACAAATGCCCTCTTTGGGATGATTGATTCGATTAGCCACTCAACTGGTTCATCCTTGATTGAGTCCCATGACTCGACCATGAACTTAGATTTGGGGGGTTCTTGAGATTCTTGCGGAGTCTCAGGCACATAAAGACTTAGCCTTTGTGGAGTCCAGACTTCTTCACTTGACTTAACGATAGGACAGGCTTTGGCTATTTGCGCCAGCAAGGTTCTGCTGCCATCGTATCTATTGACCCACTCGTAAGCATCCTCTTTAGGATTACTTAGGTTCAAGTCCAAGACCCTGACGCTTTTTGCAAATGGTATGAGTGCCTCTGTAACCTTTGAAGCGTAATGCCAACCTACAAGGTCATTATCTGGCACGATTACCACATTGGCATCTTTAAAGTATTGGTTGAGTTCATCATTCCAACCGCCAGAACCAGCATGACTTGTCGTAGCTACCACGCCCAAGCTGCCCAAGGCATCTGCCGCCTTCTCACCCTCGGTTATGTAGACAACCCTACCAGCGGCAGTAGCCTGTCGCAGTTCGGGCAACTTGTAGGGGACTATTCTGCAATCTCCCAACTTGCCTACTCTTGTGCCATCAGGCATGACTCTCAAAGTCTTATAGGTCTTGCCTTTAGAGTCAAAGGTCTTAAATCTTTGCTTGATGAATAGGCTGATGCCATCTTCATCTGTGTAATGCCATTCATGCTCTAGAACTGGCGTAGAGATGAGTGGGATGGGTTTCATGGGCTTGATACTGTCGAGGTAGTCAGGTCTGTCTGGCAGAGCAGGGAGAAGTCCCATCTCTTTGATGGTTGAGAAGACTGTATGCTGGTCACAGCCGCCATGACACTTGAACAGGGGGTTGCCATCATCTGACATAGTTATAGACAGGCTTGGGTGCTTGTCTCCATTACCTTGACCATGCGAGGGTACGGGGCAACTAGCAAGGTATCCACCGCCTACTTTCTTTGCGTTACCCAGTATGGACGCTATTTCTTGTGCTGACATTAGGTATCTTTATTAAAGGGACAAAAAAACCAGAGTCTCCCCCGAAACTCTGGTGCTGTGGAGTGCTAGGGGTTAGCTAAACATCTCGTCATCATCCATTGATGGTGCTGGCTTAGAGGGTGCTGGTTTGCTAGGTGCGGGTTTAGCAATGGGTGCTGGCGCAGAGAACTCAGGTTCTGCCGCTGCACCTTCTTGCAAAGCCGCGGGTCTAGCCACCCAACCTGTCACAGTGAACTCAGGTACACGAGTGCTGCCCTTGCCTACCTTTTCGGGGCGTGAACCCGTGTACTCGACCACGGGCAGCTTACCCACATTAGCGCCAGCTTGTGCTTGCACTTGCTTCCACAGACCTTCCAAGCCCATGTTAGCCCCTGCGCCGTTAGCCGAGAACTCTGCGACTCCCATAGTCTTGTTGTAAAACGTAGCCTTAAAGCCACGCTTATGTTCTGGTGATGGTTGCGCTGATTTACGACCAAGAGACTCATCGGGTTGGAATTCAAAGATGCCAGTTGCGATCAACATCCATCCAGTTTGCAAGTTCTCATGGTCGAATACAAACTTTTCGAGTGTGAATTCACCATCTTGGTTTGACCAAGCATTAGCTTGGGGAGAAAAGCGGATGTAGTTGCCAGAACCGCCAGAGTTTGAGAGGTTTAAGTTCATAAAGTTTCCTGTTTAAAGTTTAATGAAAAGTGGCTGATGCCACAGGGTTGGGGGATTCGGGGTAGTGATTATTGGGTCAAACCTTTGTCTCGTGCAAGCGTTAATCCGCTGGATATGCGGGAAGTTAACGCTTCAAGTCCAAGTCTTTGGTCTTTTGTTAGCAGTTTCTCAGCTTGTGCAGGAGTAATGATTTCTTGCTTGACGATCTGTTCCATGTTTAAGCCACGGGCTAAAAGGTGAGTGACAATATTTGATTCATCAGTCCAAGACCTCAACGCTCGTTTAGGTTGCAGTTGCCATCCATCAATGACAGAGCCTGATTCCATGCGTTTTAAGGCGTGATCTCGTACCGCCTTGATGTAGCCCTCAACCATGTCAAACTTAGTCAGCAAGACGCTGATTTGACCCTCTGTGAGCATCTCTACAGGCGGTGCAGTGGCAACTACTTCAGCAAGATTAGATTGTGCAGGGCAGATTGTTCTAGCGCTGCAGTATTGGCAAGCAGAGTCCGAGGGTACGGGCTGAAACAGGGGATTGAGTGCATTGTCAATGGCAGGAACTAGAACGTAATGCTCCCAATCCACGAGTTCTTGCGTTGTCATTGAGTGCTTGCGAGTCTCACCATGATGGGGTTGGATAATCCACAACTCGACAGTATCAATGTCTTTGTAGAGTTGCTCACCTTCCAGTGCAGCCAATGCGTAAAGACGCAACTGGTCATTGTCTTCACTGACGTAGCCTCTACCAGTTTTCAGGTCTGCAATGATGAGTTTGCGCTTCTTCTTGCTGATACCGATTACGTCTGTAGTACCGCCTACCTTGACCTTGCTTGTGTCTTGGTAAGGCAGGAACTTCTCGACTGTGACTGAGCCTTTTCCTAGTTCATCTTCCATAGCCCAAATAGCTTTCAGATGCTCAAGAGCCATCTCGCAGTTTTCCTCAGTCATGGTGATACCTTCCACGACTGTACCTATAGATTTCATAGGGTCAGAGTCCAACTGAAAGCAAGTCTCCGCCAAAGCATGAATGGCAGTCCCGATTTTTGCCGCCTCGCCGCCTTCCACATAGGGCATGAGTGCTGAGAGTCTTGCAGAGGCGGGACAGGCAATCCATCGGGATGCCGCTGATGCTCTAAGGTTTATTTGTTTTGCCATGATGCTCTTTCGATATGGTGATTTTCAATGAGTAACTGGTAGGCGAGTTGCCTTGTTTCGTTTGAGACTGCATGACCCAAGTCTTCAGGGTCTAGAAGACGCTTGATGAAGACTACAGTCTGTTGGTTCTGCTTGCGTTCTTGTTCAAGCTGTGAGCCTAGCCAGACAATATGCTCACGCAAGGTTTGCCGTTCTTTGTCATCCATGTCTTAACCCCCAAGCTGCAATTAGTGCCGCATCTGCTCTACCATCATCTTTGACTCGTTTGAAGTAGCTAGTATGCCAAGGGAATACTTCCATTGCTCTTGCTCTAGCGCCATCTTTGCCCCCTGAGACTCCCATAGCCTTCTGCCAAGCTTGTGGAGTCACCAAGGTTGTCTTGATACATCTAGCCGCAAGAACACCCTCTATAGCGCCTAGAGAGCGCCCAAAAGAGAAGACGCTTGTTACTCCTTGACCAGCCATTGCAAAGACCTTCTCGACATAAGCTTCAGAGGGTTTGAATTCCTCAATGATGGCTACCAGTTCGGGGATGCTGATCTGCCTTTTGGCTTTGCCATTGCGAGTGAGGGAGACTGTTGGCATATCGACTACATCATGTAGGGATTCGCCGTTTAGCATAGCTATAGCTCCATTTAAGCCTACATCTATGCCAATGATGCGCTTGGGTGAGAAGACTGTGGTGGTCATAGAAACCTCTTAAAGATGCGTGACCAAATGTATCCACCGCCAACTTTGGCAATGAACTGTAGTGCAACAATTTCAAGCATCAGACCGCCAAAGGCAATAGTTGGGAATACTACAGAGTCAACAGCAGAGCCAGCAATGTTTGACCCATTAACACGAATCATCCATTCTTTATCTTTAAGGTAGCGGTAAACCAATGTATCAGCAACCATAGACAGACTAAAAGCCGCCAAGGAAGCAAATGCAATCATGCCTGTGGCAGGGTTGATGGTATAAGAAACAATGCTTGCTGTTGCAATCAAGCCGCCCATCTTTATGGGTAACTTGTCACCTTCCCATAAGTCATGCAGTTTGTCTCGTAAAGACAAGTCAAGTCCTATCAGTACAAAGGCATTGACAAGGCTAAACCAAACCCCTAGCCAAGCAACCAAAAGGTTAGCAGCAACCAGTGCGGCGATGTAAATTCCTGCGTAAATCATAGTAAGTTCTCCTGAAGTGGTTTTTCTTGCCAAAGTGTTAAGGGGTTTTTCGCATCAATTCTTTTAGCCATACAGCCAGCACATTCAATATGTTCTGCATGATGTAAAGCTACATTTGTTGAGTCGGCACTTGCTAATGGGTATCCTGTTTGACCAAGCATCCTCATTCCATGTACCCAAGGTATTTGTCTTCCATAGGTTTTAACCAAGGCATTGAATGCCTCATCCATCCTGCCGCACCATTTTGTAGTGCCAATCTGCCAATATTCTCCAGCAGAGCCAAAGCAAACTCGACCCCACTGGTCACATAACTCTAGCAAATATGAAATTGGCAAGCCTAAATGCCATACAGGAATTCCAAATTCTTTTCGGAAACACCAAGTTTTTACCATCTCTTTTTGTTGTTCAACAGTCCCATCAATTACATCAGGAACAACAGCCCAATGGGGATGCGCCAGCAATGGCTCAACCCACTCATAAAAGCCAGTTAGGTTGAATTCCAATCCCCTTGTTTTGGTACTGAATGCGCCGTTGTCGAGCATCAAGGATTGTCCAATCTGTAAACATCTTTGCAAATCATCTGGTCTGGCGTAGGAGATACAAAAGTTTTTCCCTGCCATTGTTTGAATTGCTTTGATGGGGCTGATTGGAGTGCCATGATAGTGAATCACTCATTACCCCCATTTAAAGCCATCAGACGCTGCTGGATTAGGGAATCTACTGATTCCTCAAGCCGTTGTATTGAAGTCACCAATGGTATGGTTCTACCAGTGGCATAGCGACTAACTTGTGATGGGTCAAAGCCAGCATGACGGGCAACATCAGTGATGGTGTAGCCAGCCTTTTCAGCCTTTTCCCTAATGTTTTCAATGGTTTGCATGGTTGGAGTGTTCATAGCCAAGGATTCTAAGGAACATTGGATTGATTAGTCAAGTCCTATCTGATTAAATACCCTACTGAAATGTGTGGGATTAAATGGGTGGGGATTGACTAGGTAGTCAAACGCTGTATGATTCACTCCATCAGCAAGCAACTTAACTTTTAGGAGGTCTTATGACCGATTTCACTTTCTCTCCCGCACTTTTTTGTTCTACAACTATTTTGGTGGTTGCTAATACTTCTGCCGCTAAAGAATATTTAGCAGAACGCTATGGCGTGGGTTGCATTTCTGTTGAGATGCGTAAGTCTGCTGCGCCAGACCTTGCCGACTCTTTTGAGTTTCAAGGCTTGTCCTACTCTTAACCCAACGGGGCGCAAGCCCCATCTTTCAACCTTAAAGGAGAATTGAAGATGTTGACTCAAATGCCATTAATTGATTTGCATATCATGTCTGAAAATAATGAATTACCAAATAATGTTGGATTCAAAATTGTTGGTGGGCGTACTATTTACAAATACATTGGATGGATGTGGAGACAATCTGATAAACAGATTTATCTGAATAAACACGATTGGTTTGTAGACAATGAAGAACGATCAAGACGCTACTTGTCTGATGATACTTTGATTGAAATTATTCCATTACAAAACTTAACTCAAACACCTTCATTCAATTACAACGCACCCTACAACGCTGAGTTCTTAGGCGCACAACCCGCCCGTGCTGGTCAAGACTATTAAAGGAGCAACCCCATGAAAGAAACAATCCCCGACATTCTCGCCGCCATTGCTATCGGCATTGGTCTAGCTGTTCTTTTAGTGTCATGGTGGTCAACATGACTGAAACACAAATGTTGATTATTCTTGGCACTATTTGGATTGCACCAACATTAAATGCAAAATATTGCCAAGTAGTTGGATTGATTTTTATGGTTGCCGCACCAATAAAAGGATTGGGGTGGATATGACCGATCTCCAAGACTTCTGCCAAGAACCTCGCACAATGGATGAGTTGGTAGAGGCTGGATTCAAGCCTAATAACGTCTATAACGCTGTTAAGCGTAAGGAGTTGACCAATACCAAGGCAACTGACGATTGGGGGCGCAAGCTGCATGGTAAGGGTCTGTTCCTGTCAACAGTCACCATTGCGCCTATGAACTTCACCGCCTTGCAGTCAGCATGGAATCAATCACAACCTCAAGGAGAAACAGCATGAGCATGGAGAAAGAAGTCACCGAACTGGTGAACCGCATCGCACAATCAAAGAACTTTGCTGGCATCTTTATGACCCGTAAGGAAATTACTGAACTTATGACCAAGGTTGCGAATGATGCAGTAGTCATCGGCTGGAGTCATGCCGAAAGTACCACTAGGAAACGTCTGGAAAAGAAACTTGAACTGATGGAACAGGAAATGACCATCATCAAGGAGCAGATGAAGTCCTTGGAACTCGACTTGCTGGCGGCTGAAAGCAAATGAATACGATTATCAAGTTAATCATTGCCGCTGCTTGTGCTGTGGCTCTGATGTACTTTGATTCATTAGACAACAAACCAAAGGAGAAGATCAATGTGGGAAACAATCATCTGGGTAGCCGTAATGGGGATTTCAGGGTTCGCATTGGGAATTTGCGTTTGCATCGCATTTGTTTTGTATCTGTTAAACAAGGAGCAAGAATAGTGAAATGTCCTGTTTGCCAGTGGACTAGAACACCTGACAACCGATATATCTGCAACAAGATTGAACGAGTCATTATGGCAACTCAAATCAAGAAAAGGAAAAAAGTATGAACTGGCGAGAACTTACCATCAAGTACGTTAAGGATTTACTTAGAGCAAGAACACCTTTAGAGGTAGCTGAAAAAGAACTGATAGAGGCGCAGCACTTTAAGATGCAGGGAGAGACTTCTGTTGAATATTCTCAGTCAATTGTTGCTTACAACGAAAAACGCATTGCCAGACTGACTAACCTGATTGCTGAGTTGAGAGGTGAATACTATGACAGATGAAGATGAGGCATTTAATGAGATTGAGAAGCAGAGTATGTGGCGCAAGCGTGTTGTACAAGCTGCCATATCAAAAAACCCATACCGCAACCAAGTCATTGAAGAAGTGGCTTTAGAAGTGGAGAAGCTAACTGGCTTTGGGAAAGATACGATTGATGGTTTGACTATTTACATCAGGAACATGAAATCATGAAAGAGAAGACAGAGCAGGGTAGAGCCATCACATTGCGCCTTACCCAATCAGAGTTTGCCGAGTACCAAAGACTTGGCGGCATCAAGTGGATGCGAATGTTTCTGCAAATGAGTGCGGGGATACAGAAAGAGATTAAGGAAAAGAAGAAATGACACAAGATGAAATGATTGAGATGGCTAAACAAGCTGGCTGGCAATATGCACATGGTGAAAGCGGTTTTGAGCCATTGTGGGACTTTGCCAAACTGGTAGCCGCCAAAGAACGTGAAGCCTGTGCAAAGGTGTGTGAAAGTATAAACAGCCTTGAAGATTATTACGGAGAGCGTACTGAGTTGGCTTGCGCTGAAGCCATCAGAGCAAGGGGACAAGCATGATTGAGAAAAAGAACGCATTTGACTGGCGTGATGGGACAGCATCAATCTGGACAAGAGACAAGGAAATGCGCCAAATTGCTCAAGGCAGAGCATGGGGTCAGGCTGCACAAGCTAAAATTGGACTTCAAGAAAAACAGCAAGTTACTGTTTATTCACGGGCTAAATCAAGTAAATGATTCGTAAGATTAGAACCTTTTACGGGCGCAAGAATGGTCAGCATGGAAACAAGCAGACCACTGTAGATATGGGTCATGCTTGGTTATGTGAGAAGTGTGGTGAGGTGATCTTGTACGAACACCTCACCCCTAAACACTTCTGTAGGCGGCTTATTAAGCCTGTAGTCCTTGAAGATACTGAGTCTTCCCTGCTACCTTAACGGCGGTGAGTTCTTGCTTCTTCAGGTTATTAGGGTCATAACTGACATGAACCCAACCCGAATTTGGCTGACCTTGGGTATAAAACTCTAAGATCAACTGGGTATAGTCCAAGTTATCCATAATCCACTGAGCCAGTTCAGGATTGGGCAAGCCATCAATCTCAATGTCAGCAGCTTGACCCTTGCAATGGTCTGAAGTCTTAGAGCCACCAACAGCGGCATTGGATTCAGGGCTACGATAACCCGAATTCACAGTAACAGACTTGCCAAAATGCTCACGAACAGGCTGAAGCACCTTGTCACACAAAGTCTTCAAGTTGTCAATGGTTTCCTCATCAGGTGTATTGTCTAAACCAAGACGAGTAGCGGTTTCAGATTTTGTAAGTTCTTTCAAAGAAAAATTGGCTGATAAGTTCATTTGTTTAACCTTTCGTTGTAAAAATTGATGGATTATCGTTGGCAATTGTCATAAATCAGAGATAGGATTTTACTTGGCAATAGTGCCATAACAAGGGGTTTATTATGTACAAGATTGAAATTGACATTGCAGAGTGGGATTTTGGTGTAGAAACTGTAACTATCGAAACAAAAGATTTCGACAAGATCGCAATCATTCAAGAGTTTATTGAGTTTCAACAATTGCATGGCTGGTGCGTTGACTATGACGCAATTGAGTTTGATGATGAAGAACTCAGCGAAGACGAAGTTGACGAAGACGAAAGCGTTGAAGACGAAGAATACGAAGAATACGAAATCGGAGAGATCGTAGAAGACGAAGATGGCGTAGTCTGGCAACGTATGGCATAATTTAAGTGCAGTTGTTACTTGCAGGGGGGTCTTAGGACTCCCCTTTTTTTATACATCGTAAACCTTACCCCTAAACTCGACTTGACCTTCAGCCCATTTCATAACTAATTCAGGGAAAAGTAATCTTCCATTATGGAACGTAAGTACGGCAAACCCAGATCGCCAGTTAGTTGGAGACAGTTCCAAGTAGTTTTCAAACTGTATCCCATCTGTATCCGCTAAAGTCCCTGTATCTACCCCATAACGAGTGCCGTTATAATCTGTGTATGGCGTAACCTTTAAACTATGTAAATGCCCACTTACAAAATTGACCCCAGAACTCAGGGTGTTATTATGGGTAGCATGAGTTCCCCCCTTCCATCGGTGTTTGATGACTACATCATCAGTTGCCCAACAAGCCCAACAAGGATGCCATGCAGGGAAATGGTCTTTCAGGGAAAACCCCTTAACTTGCTCATACTGTGGAGCATTGGCGGCAAGTCGGTTCTCAAACCTCGCATCATGGTTTCCAAGTGTCCACACTAGGTTTACATTGTGTCTTGTTTTCTTGGCAGTTTCCTCTATCTCACCCATTGCCAGTTCACAGGCTTTAAGTTCTTGTATTACAGATGGGGTCGAATCCCATCCAATACGAGGATAGCGACTAATAGAAGCGCCATCAAATACATCTCCATTGGCAATCACAGCCTTGGGCTGAAACTCCTTAATCGCCCAAAGAAGACCTTTGTAGGCAGTAGTATGAATGCTTGGATGAAAATGAGCATCACTAAATACCAGAATGACACCATTTTCAATCCCCAACATTTTCTTTGCTGGATTTTCTTTAATACTTGGCTG